TGATGATGTCTTACGTCGAAGCTCTCGCTTCAGGCTACGAGCAATATCTCTACCTGTGGCGTCGCCGCCACGCGAGTCACTTACGGTGACGTTGATGTCACCTACGTTTGTGACAGCCCCACCATCCTGGAAGAACCTTGGTTGGACACCAGAATTGATGGCTTGTAACTGCGAAAAGAATCGCTTTGTTGATTTCGCATTAACTACGAATTCCCCAGGCGATAACATTGCAGGGACAGTATCAGTTCCGCGTGGTGTAAAACCTCCATTGTTGAAATATTTGATGAGCCCACCAAATGCAGCATTCTGCGTCTGACCGCCACCCGAACCAGCACCAATACTATTTGATGCTGACGCTGCATTCCTAAACTCTTGAGCTGCGGTTGCGGCTGAACGTGCAATAGATGCAGCAGCATTCTGACCACTATTCAAAGCAGAATCAAGTTCACTACCGGCAGTTGCTGCATTACCAACATTAGTCGCGGCATTTTTACCAGTCGTATTCAGACCCTCAAGAGCTTTTTGAAGGTTCTCTTGAAGTGCAGTACCACTGTCAACCTCTAGTTGAATAGCTGCGTCAGCAGCCTTGACCGCTTCATTAAGTCTACGGATATTAGGCCCTAATGATAATGACGCTGCTACGCCTAAGTTGTTTACAGTGGCGGCAAATTGCTTGTTCAAAGCATCCAATTCACCTTGAAGTTGTTCTGCTGGCAGAAATTGTGCTCGTTGAGGTAAATTTCGTACCCCCTTCTCAATATCAGCTAGTTCAGCGAGTCCTTCAGGTACACTGAGTCTTGTTTGGCCAGTAAGTTTACCTATACCATCAGAAATAGCACCTGGGATAGCTTGGAGGGCTTTAGATGTTGCTTGTAGAGCCGTGTTGCCCCGATCTAGCGTCTTAGCAACTACCTGACCAGCCTCTTTTAGATTCTCGCTTGCCCGAAGAATACTCTCTTCGTTACGTTCTACTTGAATCAATCTGTCTCGTTCCGAATTCAAAGCATTGACAAGCGAGTCAAGAGCAGCTATAGGCCCTTCCAAGGCGGTAGTTTGACTTAGACTATCAATAACGTCAGCACTAACTCCCTGACTTATAGCACGGCGGATACCGGCTGCAAATGCCTCTTCAGTAGCGTTTGTTATTTGGTCTGAAAGCAGTTTTAATGCTGAACCTGAAAGGATAGCCTCAACTTGGATACCCTGTGCTTCACTCACTTTGAATGCATTTTGTACATCAGCGCGGAGTTTGGCCAAGTCAATCAACTGATCGGCTGTAAGTTTGCTACCATCTGGTACTGACAGCTGACCAATACTCTTGAATGCAGCTTCAACTTCCTTGAGGATTGTTTCACGCTGGATTGGACTAGCTGTTGGATCAAAGTCCTTTTGAAGATCCAGAACCTTGTTGATCTCTGCCTCAAGGTTACGAACACGAGCTTCCTCGCTGGCTGCCGCTCGACGTGAATCTGCCTCCCGCTGACTTTGTAACTGCTGTTGTTTCAGCTCAGCTTGTATGATCTGCTGAACAATATCTCGTTGATTGGCAAGCGCACGACTAACAGCAGCGCGATTACCAGATGTCTTAGCAGTTTGAACAGCTTCCTCTGCCAGAGCACGAGCACGTTCAGTTTGTGATACAGCTGAGTCAACTTGTTCTGACCTAACCGCTTTTGCAAGCTGGTTTGCAGCTTCTGTGGCTAGATTAGCAGCGCGTTGCTGTTGAAGAAATGCTTGTGCAACTGGGTCGCGGCCTTCCAATGACGATCTAAAAGCTGCGTCTTGAAGACCTTGACGGAGGTCTGCCACACGCTTTTGCGAGTTAATCTGAGCTTGAGCAGCATCTTCTGCATTCTTCTTCAGAGTATCGACAAAAGTACGGTTGGCATCAAGGATATCATTATACAGTGTCTCTGTGGCTGTTTTGATATTGTTGCTCGTGTCCTTCCAAGTCTTTAACCGCTCATTCAGTTTTACACGCTCAGATCGGACAAAATCAGTTACAACAGAAGTCCTTTCTGTAATGCCTTCTACCTCTTGCTGTAGAATTGCTAGACGTGTCTCTCTAGCGGATCTTAATACAGCAGCGTTTGCTCGCTGTACATCAATCTCAATTTGTCGAGCAGTAGCTGCTGATGCAGATTGAGTTGCAAAGAATACACCAACACCTATTGCTGCCGCAGCTGCCAATGCAAGTGGGAAACCACGTAACACCGTAAGAGCACTCAAACCACTAGCTGCAAATTTAGTATTTGCCAATGCAGCTATACCAGCAGCTGCGGCGTATAGGGTAAATCCTGTACCAGCAATTACAAGAGCTGGTGATAGAATCTGAACAACTCTTGTTGCAACTTGAATCGTACCCTCAAATTGGGTAAAGAATCCTAGAACCTTCAAGATACCTTGACCAAGATCAACGGTCAAAGCATTGGACAATTGATTGACAACTCTTGTTACTTGTTCTGCATTCGTATTGATACGAAGAGTAAACTCTTCCTGAATACCTTCTGCTGCTGATTTGTTGATTTTATCCAATTCTGTTTGGAATTGTTCACCAGAGTTTCGTGACAAAATCAACTGGGCTGTGATACCACGTAGACGTGGAATCAACTTTGCCAACTCTGTTTGACTTCCTTTGGATGCGTCGGCAATCAAGTTCAAAGCACCGCCAAGCCCCAAAGTCTGAACCGCCGATTCACCAGTTGCAAACCCAGCTTCGTCCAGAGCCTTCTGCAATGCTACTGTAGGCTTGATCAGTGCATTCAATACACCCCTGATCTGTGTTGCGGCTTTAGCTGTATCAACACCATTGATTGTCACAACCGCGAAGGCAGCAGCAAGCTCTTCAAAGCTGGCACCTACTTCAAAGGCAAGTGTTGAAACTGTCCCGAAGCTACGTGACAACTCTGAGATGGTTGTGTTACCCAAGTCAACGGTGCGGAACAGAACAGCCGCAACACGTTCAGCTTGAGTGGAGCTTAACTCGAATGAATTAAGAGTTCCAGTCAACAAAGCCACTGAGTCTTCTGTAGTTGCCACACCTACCTTAGACAGTATCAAAGCCTGTGTTAGAACTCCGACTTGGTTGGCTGTACCCTTGATCTGTTGTGAAATCGTTTCATACAGACCAGCACCGACGTCCCCTAACGATACATTGAATGCATCAGATAGTTTTCTGACTTGGTCGGCTGCACTATCAAAGTCTCTAAATGCAGACCCAAGAGAGATTGTCTGGATCTGTGCAATCTGTCTTTGGAAGTCAATGGCACTTGATACTGACTCACGAAACGCTCCTGTGACAGCAGAAACACCGCGAATGATTGCCTGTGTAGAGACAATCCGCGCCAATGTTTGGAAGCTGAGAGTGAATGCACCTATCGAGTTCGCTGCATTTTGTCCAAATGCTTGGAATTGTCGACCGAGAGAGGACAGAGCACCACGGACACGAGCAGCTGTTGTAGCCGCCGCTGATGTCAGACGCTGAAGAGACGCGGCTGCACGCGATGTACCGCTTGACACCGAAGACCCGAGGATAGCTGTAGCTGAAGCTGCATTTTGAGCGGCTGTAGCAGTGCTATTGAGACCAGCTGCCGCGTTCTGTGCAGCTGAACCAGCAGACTGGGCAGCTCCGGCAAATCCGGAGAACCCGCGAACAACCTTCTGTGTTGCAGTTGCCGTGTTGTCCAAGTCCCCAGAGAGGTTTCCAAGACGGAAGGCTCGTTGAGCTGTACTGTTAAATGACCGCAGCTTTGCAGCTATACGATCCAGAGAACCACCGAATTGTTCAAATCGGCGGTCCAATTGATCGAGTGCTCTCACAGCTTGCGAGACATCAATACCTAGCTCTTGTCTTATATCAGACATTATGTCACCCTCTTGGTTGACCTTACACTAACTTCTGGACGCGGCAGCTCAACCGTCTTTACGGATTCAATAAATGCTGCAAGCCCCTTTTGCTGGAACATATATGGCCCAGGATGCTTGAGAGACGAAAACACCTTTGGATCAATAACGACGTTTGCGTTATTGAATTCATTGAATATCAGATGTTCAAGACTGGTTGTATACTCAAATGTGAAAACACCTCGTCGAATACTCCCACCAAACCTACCCGTGCTGGCAGCAGCACCGGCACCGGGGCCAAGACCTAGACGACGCCCATTTGCTGTTGGATTGATGGAGAGTGTAAAACCAACTTCGGCAGCAAGTTCACTGAATGTTCCGAGAGATGCACCACTCCAAGTTGGAATTGGTGCAGTTGCTGCGGACAACCAAGCAATAGCCGCCCTCTTCAATGCAGAAAGCATCCTTGCCTCAGTTTTACGACGCCACTTAGCAAGCTGTAACCGTGGTTTTCTAAAAGTGGCTCGAAATCTCATGGTCAGGCCGCACCCTCTTAACGTTTTCTAGTTTTCGTTTGTTTTCCTGATGGGGAAATTCCTGCACCAGCCAGCTTTGATTGAAATTCAGTTTCATCATGCTCACGAATTTGGTCGTACGTTAAGATGTCAGCCTGTTGTATGCCAGAGAGGTCTTCCCAATGGGTGTTCCCTCTAACACGCGGAAGTTCCGGAGGGGTTATTCCAAGTCGCTCGCAGCTTCGCCAGATGGCATACTTTGCGGTTCTGAAATCGGGGAACTTGAAGCGTTTTGATCCGCCCCCTGACCATGTAAGAAAGACTCACGCGCCATCGACATCTTGGCCTCATTTAGACCATTGACATCCAACACAAGTGCCAGCATTAGATTGCACTCAACTTGAGTGAACCCGGCTGCCTTCAGCTCGTCTTCCCATTTGGGCCAGCTCTTCGGATTATCAGACTGAACGGTTTCAAACTCGATCTCGTGGAGGGACTGAACAACCATCCAACCAACGCGCTGCAATCCATGCTGCTGTAGACGTTGCTTGTATGTCTTGTCTTCGAGATTCGGAACCCACCCGCGACCACGCTCTTGACGACCGGGTGGTTCTGGGATGGGGCAGAGGGCGTGGAACTCATCAAAGTCCGCGAAGGCTCGCGCACGGATAATGATTTCTGAATCGGTTTGAGGACGTAGAACGATCAGGTCTTCTGGTAGCCCTGGTTCGACCGACTGTCCTGCGATCTTGATAGGCATGGTGTAATCTCCCATAGGTTAAAAAGAGGCGGGCCGGGCCACTCCCGGCCCGCCGTTATCTCCGTCGATCAGATGCTCAAATTAGACTGAGCGAACAATCGTTGGCTGCGTCGCATTGCAACGTCCCGTCGCCGAGATGGTTGCGTCGTCGAAGTTGAATTCGAGTGTGTCATAGCGGAAGTCAGGGAAGGTTGTTGTTTCCTTCTGTGCTCCACCACAGCTGCCCGGATCATGTTCGACTTCAATATCAACTGAGTAAGGCTCACAAGCATCCGATGAAGAGCTGACAAATTCAGCGGCACCGTTCTGAGCCTTGAGGGCATCAACAACAGTAATATCTTCACTCGTACCTGTGGTCACAAACTCATACACGAAGTCGATGGTCACATCCATCGGCTGTTCATCACCCTCTCGCACTGTGTCAAGCACACCGCGATCGAGTTCATACGTGTATTCTTTGTTCTCGGTGTAGGTGATATTGCCCGCACCGATCTTGACTTCCACTTCATTCGATTGGAACGTGATGGTGTCATTATCCGCTGGGGTTGGTGAGCCCCAAGCTGGTGTGAAAGTGATGTTGGTGGTTTGGTCAACAAACTCACCAGGGGTGCTTTCAGTGAAAGCTTCCGACCCACCACCTGTCAAACCAGAACCATCAACGGTCATTGCTGGGATGTTGGCGTCATCAACACTATCACCATCAAAGGTGAATGTTGTGGCTGCCAAGTCAGCAGTGCTTGCACCAGCGACAGTGATATCGCCAGCCACATAGCTTGAGAATGCAGCCATTGCTAGATCCAGAGCAGTCTGGATTGTTGCGGGCGATGCATCAAATGCAATTGCAGCCGTGGTGAATGGTCCTTCACTCAAGGTGTCAATTTCAGCTGGTAATGTCACAGTGATTGTGAAAGTCCCAGCTGTCGCACCAGATGCTGACAAAGATTGTACTTCATCTACACCGTCGCTTTCGACGCGGGCTGTGACGGTATACTCGGTTGTGTTTCCAGCAGTGCTTACGGTAAAGCGAGCACCAACCGGCACACGGCGGGTGTTGGTTGAATTTAGAACGATTGTGTCGATGTCCACGTTGGTGTCGACAGCGCCGGGAGTTGTCTCGTTGATGAGGGCTGTCCCGGAAAGACCGTCCTTGATACGGATCGTGGCGTCTCTCAACTCGATGCGAGCCATAAGTTGTTATCTCCTAAGAGTTTAAGTAACCCCAGTTACCTGGGAACTTGTTTCGTGCTGAATAACGTCGAAATCTTGTTTGCAAAGTTTTAGGTTTCAAACCCAAGGCGTTTGCTGCATTGGATATGCACCCGTATTCGACGCCGTCCACAAGGACTGGAATTGCTCTGGGATTACTTGGCCCAGGCATACTGACGGGTTTTCGTGTAGAAGGATCTCGTTTGAGAGCCCTATCACGTATCTTTTGTCGTGTTTCCTTACTATGCTTCCTGCAATCTTAAACGCAGAAGTACATGATGTACCGTGCGTCCACCTGCCCTTGCTTAATGCGATCAACATTATTCAATTGGCCAAAGTGGATTACTCGAATGCTGTCGTTTTTGTCATGCCTTGGTCGTAAACAACCAAGTAAAGTCCCGTCATCATCAACCCCTGTGCCGTGGCGCAGGATGGGGATTACGGTATCAGCGAACTCGTGAATGAGTCCCAGGTTTCTTTCAAGACTATACACATCCTTTGATTGTGTCCCGAAGTTTGAAGTGACGAGAATGTTAATGTCAACCCACAGCCGCCAATATCTGGCACTCAACTCTCTGGCAAAGGGTCCGTTGATACGAATCTCTGCACGGTCGGACGCTTCCATGAACAGTGTGTCCCGCTCATGAATACCTTCCGTAATGAAAGGAAGACTGTTAGGTGTCATTACATTAGTCGCAAAGTGATCCGTCACTGATGCAAATATCCATCGAGTCCAGTCCGGATTTGGTTGTGTAGCCACTAGGATACCTCGTTAGCAGACTGGTTGAGTCTAATAAGATTGTCGGCAGACAGCAGACGTATCTGTCGGGGAACTTCTCCCTCGATTGCCTGTCCAGCGATAATCCACGCTGAATCAAACTCAAACTCTTGGAATTCTTTCACCTCATAGCGTTTGCCATCATAAATGATGTAGTCACTTTCGGTGAGGTTAAGTGTTGGTGCGTCGCCGCGATCAACGATGAATGTCCTTGATGTTCTGTCATATGAACCTCCAAAGACAAACGATTTGTTTGCTGAGATCATCGAGATGGTCTGTTTAACATCTCGAATATGCTTACCCGGCAGAATTATACCTCTGCGAATATGAACAACAGTTGCCGGTTCCTGTTGAGTACCATCCAGATGGTTTACAGTTGCGTCTCCGACGCTGTAAATGGCAAACGACCCGCCCCACAACCTTTTGAGACTGTAAAGCGTTTGGTTTATCCGACGAGAAATGTTCCTGTTGACTATGCCTTTGTCATTAAATGACTGCTTGACAAATACTGGCACGGCACGAGCCGCATCCAGGCACAGGAAGTGTGAAAAGGTTAAAGTGTTTGTTGAATCTGGGAAACTGAATCGCTCGTCAGTTGCCACTTGAGCCGCTGTGACTGTGTTAGATGCACTTCTAGGTATAATTCGCAAGTCTGTAGCTGATTGACTTGCGGCGATTGTATTGCTCGCTGACAGGACAAAGATGTCACTATCTTTAACCAAAACCTGCAAGCGAATACGAGTCAACCTGATATCTGCTTGGCTTGCTAAACCGGCGACGTCAGCCATTGTTCGCGTTACGCGAACACTTGACGTTATTGTACCGGCGACTTCAGCAAGTGTTCTGGTTACTCTAACTGCCATTGGTCATCTCGCCCTGTTTGACTTGTCTCAACCTTTAAGCAGAAGTCGAACCATGGGTCAGCCGGATGAGATTGTCAGCAGCAAGAGTGTAAATCTGTGAAGGTACATCACCTTTGATTTGCTTCCCTACTATGACCCAAGCTTTGTCGAACTCATATTCTTCAAAACTCTTGATTTCATATCGTCGATCGCGATATACAATCCAGTCGCTTTCTCCAAGCTCTAACCCTGGTGCATCTGTTTGCTCGATGATAAACATCCTTGTTCCAGTATCGAAATTACCTCCGACAATAAATGACTTGTTCGCCGAGATAATGGAGATATTCTTTACTACTTCACGAGCGACCTTGACTGGCAAAATAATGGCTCGCTTGATGACTTTGACAGTCTTAGGAACTGTCTTCACACCTGTCAAGTGATTGACCTGCATGTCGCCCATCTGGTAAATGCAAATGGTCCCACCATACTGCCTCTTCATCATATAAAGAGTTTGGTCAATTCGGCGGTTCAAGTTGCTCGGGCCATTGATAGCCATCATGTTGTCCTTACGGGATGCTAAACCCCATCGTATCAGCAAGGATTTTTATTGTCACAGCTGAGACTGTTGTAAACATCAGCCAAAAGACTTTGCTTTGAAATTTGTCCCGTTGTTCCAAACGATCTGTTCTGACCACTAGGCCGGGCTTTCCGTTACCCAATAGGCATGTTTTGATATCACTACAAGTTTTCTCAATGCTGTTGATCTTCTCACCTTGAACAGCGTGCTGAGCTATCAAAACAGCAATTTCTTCTTTCTGTGTAGGCATAGTGACCACCTCCCTTTGCAAAAGAAACCCGCCCGCTAGGCGCGCATGAATTACGCCTAGCGGTACGGGTGTTGATTGCAACTCTGATTAGCCGAGCATCACGACACCGAGATCGGTGTCGAGAATCGCAACACCGGCCAACAAGTCCAGAGTCACGACTGTACCTTGCTGCGCGATATCGTATTGCATCGCGACACGCATGGAAACGTCGTTGTGGACTGCGACCTGAGCGCGAACACCCATGTCAGAGGCTGGCAACGCGAGTGGGCGGCTGACCAACGCGAGAGCCTCGCGGTGGAAGACGAAGTTGTACGACCCGGCTGGGCCTGGATACATCGCTTCGTTGTTGGCAACAGCCAATTCCAGAGGGCGATCCAACAGGATGCTCTGGTCCGTGGCGTTGATCACTTCCGACTCGATGATGGTATAATCGCGACGCGATGCACCAGTACCGGTGGAGATGATTTGACCAACTTGTGGCGGCTTGCCAGTTGCGAACCCATCGACGATCAACGCCTTGTTTTCGCCAGCGGCGTACGCACCTTGTGCCAAGACCGTACCGTAGTAGGTAACGGCAGCACCAGAAGCAACATCAACCTTCAGACCGGCGTCCAAAGTGATGGTGTCGTCTGTCGCCAAAGCAGTAACCCAACGTGGTTGGTCATCACCAGCGATGACAGCCCACACGCCCACACCGTCAGTTGGCGACAAAGTCACACTGATGACAGTCTGACCAGCAGCCTCGTTGGCGTCGGTTGTGGTGGCTTCTGTGTCAGCACTGACAGCCAGAATACCTGGAGTGTTCTGATCCATCCACCAGTCGATACCGAGAACTCGTCCCAGGCTCGCTTCGCGGAGGGCTGTACCGGCATCGCCCTTTTCGTTGGCCTTGAGGAACATGTCCTCGGACAACAGGGCGGTTTCCGAACGTGGATCAACCACACCGTGGCGACCATTGAAGAACGCCTTGTTCTCATTCAGCTTTTGACGAGCTGCGAGAATGGTTGCCTTTGCTGTCGACCCAGTCAAGGTGTTCAGCCCACCAACGGCGTTGGCGAGGTAACCGTGGACGCGACCCAAGATGGCACGGTCAACCGCACGGGCGATTGTCTGCATACCTGGGAGCAAGTGGATGTCGACCAAGTCCTGGAAGGACTTCGATGCTTCACCATCCTTGATGGTGAAATTGACATAGAAGTGCTGGTCAAGAGGAACGCGAACGTTGTTCGTGATCGCGTCTTGGCCCAGAACGCTGTCGCTGTCGCCCTTACGGCGAAGCTTGAACTGCCCAGGGCGGCGAGTGTTGACCACGTCACCGAACTGAGCTACTTCTGGAGAGAAGTCACGGTGAACGAGCGCAGCCGCCACCATGTTCTCTTCGAGGATTGCAAGACCCATGTTAGCCCAAATCTCGGGAATCATGGCGTCGTTGTCGTTCGCATAAAGCGACACGACTGGATTTGTGTAAAGAGGATTCATTCTCTTTGTCTCCATTAGGAATTTACACGCACCAATGGTGCGAATTGAAATCGGACGTTTGATCCCCGACTTAAAGAGTACGGCGCTTTCTCGCCCCTACAAGTGTCGGGTCTTTCCTGTAGAGTTCCATGAACTGCGCAGTGCTTAGCTGCGACACGTCCAACTTGCCGTCTTTGCCCGGTGTAACTCCACCGGTTGAGGAATTGCCACCGACTCCGCTGACAACATTCGCCTTGAACAAGTTGGGTTGCAACTCTTTCAAGCGAGCGACCGCTTCATCGGGGGTTCGTTGGGTGATGATTGAATTCCCGCTGTCAGCGTCAACATCGGGTAGGTCAACCACCGGTTGGAGAGCAGCACCATCAACGATCTTGCCGCTCTCGTCAACCGGCTTGACCAATTTGGTGTACTCTCGAAGAATCGTTACGACTTGCGAAGGCATAAAAGCATCGTGCTTTGTCGCGGCGTCCATCAGTGATCGCTTGATTGTGGCCGAGCGATATTCGTTTTCCCAGTATTCGCCCTTTTGCATTGCTTCCTTGAGGCGATTCTCGTACTCTTCCTGAATCTGACGCTTTTCGTGCTTCGCTTGTTCTTCCTTGGTGCGGTTTTGCTTCCGCATGTTTTCAATCATCTCTTGAAGAGATGCTTTCTCTTCTTCGGTAAGACTCTGTGTTGCCAAGACTTCTTCGAGCTTGGCTTGAGTCTTTTTGTTCTCTTCCTGCTGACGCTTGCGTTCCTTTTGCAAGCGGTCTTGCACGATCTTGTTGACTTGCTCCTGATTGAACCGTGCATTCGGGTCACCAACGACGGGCTTGTCTGGGTCATTGTTTGACCCAGCAGCTGACTGAGCGTTCTTCAGATCGGCGGCAGCATCAGCTGCGGCACCGGCTAGATCCGAGTCAGAATAGTCATCGTCATCGTCGTTGTACAATGAAATAACGGGATACAGGTGAAGCAATTCGATGTTCATTTTGTTTACCTTATTCCCAGCGGATTCCCATTAGTGTTGTCCAGGCTGGTCAGTGACAACTGGTTAAGAGACTCGTCTCAGTTTTACAGCATCATCATCTCGAATGAACGGCTTCAATATCCTCCAAGCAATTGCATTTGGAACCATATTGATAAGGTGCTCGATCGGGACTTGGCTTCTGCTGTACGACGTTCGTACAGACGCAAAACCATGACTCGTAATACCGAGATTTTCAAGTTCCAATTCAGGATCTTTGTCATCCAAGAGCGAGTGAGCAATCTCATAGCAAGCTCGGCGGATGGCTTCGGGTACGTCAGTATCCGACCCTCGTGGAAACTCAAGCGGTTGTGACAGACTTGCTGACTGTAGCTCATCTTTCGTGACACAACCTTCTGCCAACGCGCCACTAGCGTCGCAGGCATTACAACTGTTGGTGACAAGTAAGTCGTGAACGGCTGACTTCTCACCTTTGAAGTTTAAGTAATCAATAATGCGGGTGGCTGCCAACAACGCTTTGGGGCGGTCCAACGGATTCGCGCCTGTCCAAGCATGTTCGTGCAACCGTGAAGCAAAGTAGTCAGTAGCCTCAGCTACAGACCCGTAAATGTCCTCACCGATAGCCATTGTTATCCTCCGCTTGTGTCCTTGCCTTTACCACGTTGGCGTCGGCGACGGTCAGGTTGTTGGTCTGGGTTGTTTGCCTTCAGACGTTCGGAATTGGCAGCACCACTTCCTTTTGTTGGACTAAGGTCTGCAACACCTCTTGCACCTGGGTCACTGCCTTGCTCGGCCTGTCCACCTGACTGAGCAGCTTGGATTCGAGCGATACGAGCTGCGTGATCAACCCTAGCCTTTGCAACTTCACCAATATCAAAACCAAGAGCAAGCGAAGCTGTCTCTTCACCCGCCAAACCAGCTTCAACAGCAGAGATAATTGTTTCTGGGTCACTGGTTGTGAACCCGGCTGTGTCGATCTGCGAGAATATGTCATTCATGGAATCAACACTGATACGCCCGCCCAACAATACGGTCAGGATTGACTTCCACAACTCTTTTCGTGCTGTCTTAGACGGTGTTTGCTGGATCAATTCCGTCATTTCTTTTGCTTCCTTGATTCGCTCCGTGTCGGTCTTCAATGAGTACCTGTCTGGGTACTTGATAGTCGCGATTTGTCGAGAACGAGGAAGTTCACTTTCGTAGCTGGCCCAGAAGTCGGCGATACGTCGCTCTGTGCTTTCAAGTACAAGGCCAATGAATGACAAGCCCGCTTCCAGACCTTGGTTGTCGAATGACTTTGACTCTGCGGACTGGCGGTTGCTTGACAAGTTGGCAACAGCAAGATTCACTAGCTGTCGAATCTGTCCTTCCAGTTTGTCTTGCAGCTTCATCGATGCTGTAAGAGGTTCACTGGATGGGTGGATAAACCCCGGTGCATTAACTCTCAAGTCATAGGCACGCCCTTGTGTTACGCCGACTTGTACTTCGCGTAGGTGGTTTGGTTGCCCACCAGCTTCAGCTGTACCATCCGGGTTTACATTGTGTTTAAGGTGGTCGCCTACTCCGCGTAGGTCACGTTGCTCTACATAGAAGGGGAAGTTTGCCTTCATTGCATAGGCGACATCTCGTGATGTCAAGTTAAGAAGAGCAAGTTGATGTTGACTCACATCACGGAGTAGGCTATCGCCTATACTTGGCATAACGAAAGGGATGCGGTTCAAGTTTAACTTTGTTGGACCAGTCACAGGATTACCCGCACCATCAATCGCATTCCCGTCACCATCGAGAAACTGCAAGCGTACCAGTCCATCGTTGTCATCAATCCATAGGAGCCTAAATCGCTCAAACGCTTGCAGGGGCAGTAATGTATCTTGGTCAAAGTCCAAGCAGGTGTCGCGAAGCAACAGTGCTTGGAATTCACTTGGGTCTTCTGGCTTTGAACATCTCCACGACAAAATATCCTCTACTTGGTACAAGTAAAGATACGGACGGAACCCAGTTGCTTGTACGTCGGCGAGCGACGGAGTAATACCATCATCACGGCTGATTACTGGACTGTCGACATAAACGCCACACCGACCCATGATTAAAAGCTCTGTCAGTACACTATTACCAACAAAAGCGTTCATCGTGGAACCACGGAAGTCTACACCATTGTCAAGACCGCTCACAGCACGAAGGTATCGTTCACTTCCATCACGGCGGACGATATCACGCATACGTTGGAAGATTGAGTTACGGATGTCATTCAAAGCTGACTTTGCGAAGGTTGGAATGGGCGTCATTCTCTTCCGTGCTTCAAAGTCGCGATTGTCCTCTTGACGGTCAATCTTTTCCAGGTATTTATTGACATACTCGCGCCCGCCCCTATAAGTCAGTCTGAACTTTTGCCATTCAGCATGATCAACTAGAAAATTGGGGTGACGTGAGTCAATAATGCGTCGCTGTTGACTGCTTGGGTTGTGCGACATTTATTTTCCTCGGAATTTATAGGAATCGTGTTATGTCTTGACCTTTGACATAACTCGCTGCGAATGGCAAGGCTATTTCTGAGTAGCAACGGGCATGAGCATAGTGGTCAGCACCGGTCTTTATGTAGGTCGCGATTGGGTTACCATTATCATCCTTGGTGTATGTCCGGATTAGGTTCTTCATGTGGGCTCTGTATTCCAGGTTCACATCGCGTGGTAATGCAATTCGAGGTTCTGGTGTTCGGAACCTCCCCATTGAGATATCCAGCCAGCTTGTTCTATCGACTGTCACGATCTGAGTTCTAAACTCATCCGTCTCAGTAACTTGCATTTCTCTTTGCGGAACACCTCGGCGATAACGACATAGGCTTACATACCCAGGAAACCGTCTCGCAAATTGCCGGGCATCATTTGTATTGGGGTCAGCGTCAACGACACAATGCAGGACTTGCCATTCAGACATTAGTTCATCTAGGCGTCCCCAACCATTATCAGCTGCAACGTTGAATTTACTTTGCCAAACAACTTTGGCAAACGCCTGTGAATTCAAATCAGGTCCAAGACTTTCAAAGAACCACTCGTCAATGTTAATATGCAACCAGTCACCTTGATCAACACCCATTGTTATTAGACGTTGACCGCCCCTGATAGGGCGTGGGTCTTCTTTAGTATGGTTTTTGACTGCACGGTCTAGCTGATCGTCAGATACTTGACCACCATCAGGGATAAATGGTAGCCCAAGCTTTGACTTGTGAAACTCAGCCATCGCCCCTTCATCACCTATACCTCTGTGATATCCGATGACCATCTCACCGGGCGTCACTGTGAATGAGTATAGCTGATTGATATGGAAACCACGATAATCAGGATCACCATCCGGATTAGTAGGGGTCCATTTTGCATTCTTCAACCAGTTGGGTTTGTCTTTGTGCTCAAGCCGCCCACCACACTCTTTACACTTCAGATATGACTCATGGCAACGCTTGTCATTGACAGTTTCACCAATAATCTCCACGCAGTCTGGCCAAATAAGCTCTGTTGTCTTCGAGCACATTGGACACTTAAACATAAAGTGCTCTTGTGTGCTTGGTTCATAGAGCTTACTGACTCCGTGATTCGGTACTGTCGGTGTTGAAATCGCCCATACATTTTTTGTCACCTGACCGGACAGACGTTCTAAAGCCAACCAAACTTGGTCTTGATCCATTTCGTCGACTTCGTCAAGTATCAATTCCGAAACAGGGATTGACTTCAAATTGCTGTCGCCACGGCTACCTCGAATGTAGAGGTTTGTTGTGCCAGCTTGCTTCAAATTCACTGTGTTTGTGTCGGTGAACATTCTCTTCAGGTAGGGGCTGAGCTTTAGAGCTGGTCCAAACCTTGCTTTTGAGAAGTCCGATGCATTGAGTGCCGTGGGTAAGACATAAAGTACATCACGTTTCATTACATCAAGGATATAAAACGCTCTGTTAATCCCTACCTCTGTCAAACCCATTTGGGCCGACTTCATCGCCACATTGTAACTCGCTTTCGAGTCATGTGGTTCTCTTGCCCATGGGTGCCATGTGAATCCATAAGCTCCGGGGAAAGGTGACCCCATCACTCGTCGTTCTGTAGCCCACCTTGAACATGATGTGATCGTTGATGACCGCAATGATGATCGGATGGCATCTACAATGGATTCACGACTGATTGGCATGAGCAACTCTATAAGTGAGACCGTAGGTTACGCATATGTGACTGAGGCGACCTTTATAGGGCGGCAGTATGTACTGGCGTATCCACCACTACGGTCTCGTTAGTCTTCATCCCCTTCATCGACGAGTTCTTCATCGACGAGTTCTTCTTCAACATCGTCTTCGTCATAATAAGGGGAATACGTTTCAGATTCAGCAGCTGCGGCTTCTGCGGCTTCAGCAGCTGCGGCTTCAGCAGCTGCGGCTTCAGCAGCTGCGGCTTCAGCAGCTGCGGCTTCAGCAGCTGCGGCTTCAGCAGCTGCGGCTTCAGCAGCATCTTGGCAGTCTGCACACCCGGAACCAAGCTGGTGTACCTCCGCGTTGTAAGGCTTCAGGCTACCACAACAATAAACGTAGACGCTGATTGGTGTGCGTGTTGCATCAAGTTGCTTCACAAGTATGAGGCAGTCTTCGATTTTGGCACCTTCGGCCAGCTTCACTTTGACTTCTGCTGTCCCCGCTGACACTTGAGCCTTACGTTCTGGCTTGTCAGGGTTTTGGTAATACACTTCTACCTGGGTGATATACTGACCGGGTGGGAGTGGGACCATGACAGCTTCGCGTGGTTGAGACATGAGTTGTTTCCTTTTAATTTGAGTTGTGTTATGGCTCGGACAGCCTTTACAGTCTCTTGACACTTGACAAACTCACATTTGTGGTTTATTCTTCCGACCTTACCTCAGCCTCCCACATCCCGTGGGGACAAGGCTCGGTAGGCCACTTCAATTTGTTTGGTTCTTCACAGTCTCGACGGAGATAACAGCCACAAGCCGCACATCGTCCAGAGTCTTTGTCAACCCGAATGAACTGTCTAACTGGGCACTGTTCGCAGATCGAGAACAACTCTGCTACTCTTTCTGGCTCCCGTAAAGGTTTACCAGCTAGAACCCATTTCGCATATGCGAGTGTATAATTCTTTGCCTGTGTCAGTAGGCTGGGTAGCTTAGTCATCAGATGACAAACGGTACGAGGAACAGAATGGTACGGATGACTGTTTGCCAGTTGTCCAGAATCCATTGCCAAATTGAAGACCAATCAAGTTGGGCACGTACTGGGAGCCTATGGGCTCTTGCATACTGGTAAGCAACACGACGCCTGAATGTTCGCCAGAAGAAGAGTACACGCCCGTCGCGAGCAATCACTCGCTGGTTTGGACCAAGCTGAAACAGCTTGTCCAGCTTGTTCTTCTCTTCACCCTGAATAACACCAGACTTATTTTGATGATCATATGCACGGCTCATCACATCACGAAACTGGTCTAAATTCTGTCTGTCAGTCATTACTTCACCTTGTAGTCATAAGGGGTTTCTGGTTTCTTCAGATGCGGGCGAATCTTATTAGGCTTTGTGTAGCCATAATAAATCTTGGTTGTTTTACCACCCTGTCTAACTACAAAGTACGGAGCACCTTGACCCATCTTTTCAGCATCACCATCGAGTCGATGAATTCGTTCTTTGATGTCTGGAAACTCGTCGATATCAATGATGAAAATCTTGTAGCCTTCCTTGCGTAGAGGCTCGATAGTGTCTCGGTACATCAGTTTGCACCATCTGCACCATTCGGCGGTTAGCAGGATAGCATAATTGTTGTTTGTGAACCCTTCCTTGTCAACATACGGCAAGTTATTAGGATCAAGGTCAGGACCGGTATACGTGGTGACTCTCAAACCTTCCGATTGCGATCCCGTCGTTGGCGGAAACGTTGTAGCTTCTCCCGTAGACTCAACTTTGACTGTTGGGGTGGGTTTGACCCATCCGAAGTTGTATTCGTTTTCGAGCTGAGTGCGTCGTTGATTATCGACACTATTTCGTTGATCTCCGAAGTCCATTTGATATGGGTTCGGGTGCTCAATCTCGAAAGTATAGATCGAATCCAGCGTTTGAATCTCAACCAAACTGTTATAGACTGAAGTGGATTCATCTGCCTTCCCCAACTGGACGAATGACGCGGCAACGAACAAACACAGCACGATTGCTGTCTTCATCTGTAATCTCCCTTTTTACCAATGAAGCAAACATCTGATCCAATCGAGCTTGTTCTTTGGCTTTTTCGTAGTGATACGACTTGACATCGTAACAACGGGCTAATGCAACCATGGCAACCTCCGTTTGGTGTTGCCCTCAGAATATTAGTACAACCGATAATCGAGATTGTTTTGTCCAGGGTAGCCTTTGTAGTTGGACAACGCAAAGCTGTCCTCTTGCTTGAGCATACTGTCAATTACATCCGGCTCTGCCCAAAATGACCCGGCTGGTTGGTCCCACTGTGTGGGACCACTGACCCAATTCTCTCCCCAGGAGTTAATAATCAGTCCACCATGTCGATCGCTGATCGTATCAATACCAGCCAATAACATGCAGTGATACCAAGTACCGCTAGGACTGAGGAACCCATGGGTGTCGCGTGTGGGGTTCTTTCTACCAAACCCTTGTTTCGAGCAGACTACAACCGGGTAACCATTAGCAATTGCATCCCTCGCCTGTTCCCAACTCGTAATGAGTGTGGTTGTTCTTACAGGGTGCTCTTTTGCGACAGGCTCTAACTCATCTGGTAGACCACCTCCCCATGCGGTGCATCTTCGGCATTTGTGTGCCCATCTACGTGCTTTTGCAGCACTATATTCTGTGAAGTCATACTTGCCATCAAGATAGGGCTGCCTCAAAAGGACACCATATTCTCTGACTGCTTCGGCTGCCCATACACCGTGACTTCCGTCACCCCTGATTCTTCCTTCGCCGACTTCCATGCGACTTAGCACATAAATGGCTTCTGTGGAAGCTTTTGCCACCCAACGTTCTGGTCTGTTGTGGAGGAATACCTGAACTGCGGTTAACATATCCACACCCAGACCCCATCCTTGGCCAACACAGTCACCAATCCCTTGATCGTGCGGAACCAGCCTTTTACCCATTGCCCTCTCAAGGAATTTCCAAAGAAAGACACGTCGTCCTTTACCAGAACCTTTTAGATGTAAGGCTTGCTGAGAGAAGAAAGGTCGGCTCGTTTTGTTCGTCCAGTCTTTAACAGCACTGTTATTTGGTATCCAACCGCCAAATACGACATTGTTATTTCTAGCATCAGCAAACTGTGGAGTAAACGCACCCGCAGTAATGATGCTACCTGTCTTTAGGAAGTCCCTTCGGTCCATAACCAGTCTCCGTGTTTGACCGGGCTGATTACTTACCCGGCTAGTTGTTCAGCATAGGTTCTAAGTCCTTCCGAGACAGACCGCCAAACGGAACCGTGTGATACAGCATCTGGGAGCATACCCATTTCCGCCATAGCTTTCAGTTCATTCATAAGTCCGTCGAGAATTGGAACCCAGTATTGAAGGTTGTCACCTAGAGCATCCCTGTTTGATATCTTTGTTGCCGAAACGATCTCGTTTGGTGTCTTGAATGATCCGTTGTCAATGACTGTGGACAACGAGGCGAAGGATTGTGCCAATTTCATAGCATCGTCACGCGGCGTTGGTGAATTAACGTCTTCACACCATCGTTGCACCTTGCCAATAATATCCTCACCGGGGTTGATTGGTTTTATTGCCTCGGGGCCAACGACATGCACGACGTGTGTCTTGACATCGGATTTACCGTTCAGAGCACAGGAAACAATAAACAGGTAGTCTGCGCTTTTGTAACCAGAGGCTGTTACAACGACTTTTCCATTGTCAAAGACTTTCACCTGCGGAGGTTCTGGTATGATAATCATGTCAAAACCATCACCGATGCTCTTACTAAGATCAACGATAATCATATCGCCAACTCTTACGCTGGCGGGTGCTTTGATGACCACTTCAGGTTGATCAACTCGCGGCGTGCCGTCATTTTCGTTTCCAACAACTCTCGTGATCCGACCCTTGATGTTGATCTGGTCCGCAGTCGCGGTTCGGTCTGGGTTACCACCGAGTGTCGTGCAGACAATCAGCATCATAGCTAGGATGAAAGTGCGAACCATCGGCTTCATTGTATTCCCTCTTTGGTTTGTGCCAGCCACTAATCGTCTTCCTCTGTTGCCTTATGAAGGTTAACGCTCAAGTCACGGCCATGCCAAAGTTGTTGATCATCTGCAAAACAGTCTTCGCAGCGATTTTCATTGGTGTAGGTCACTTCCCCTCCACACCTAACACAAATTAAGGTCGGGTGGGTCCGTGCCCCCGTTGTGATAATCGCGTTCGACGTTGTATCATGGCAACCATGGTCTGGGCGGGCGCGATGTGAGCGTTTGGATTTGGTGGTGTGCTTCCGTTTGGTATCATTGGGCGAGACAACCTTTGGATGTTTCGATCGCCTGTCCCGACGTTGGGGGCAATAACGCTGCCCGGTGCTCCGATGCTTCGCCCGCCCTGAACTTGTTGACGAAAACGGTCGCTTTGATTCTGGGGTGACTTCCCCGCATTGCTGAAATAGTTTGGTGTCGCTACCATTGCGGCGTCCTTTGATGAAAGTGGCCAGCGGGCCGCTATTGCGGCCCACTGGTCCTGCCTTTTGTTCCAGGCTTGCGAGAGTCAACTGGGTTTGTCCTTACGGCTTTTCGCGGCCTGTGTCAGAAGTCGATCCGGCTGGCTTTGGCACAGCTGGCTTGTTGATGGAATTGCCGCTGACCCCAGCTGGGCCTGCGTATGGTGCCTCGGGGCGGTCACTGTAAGTACCGCTTGACCCTTTCGGGCTCCCGGCTTTTGCAGCATTCAATGCTGCATCGCCCTTGCTGCCAGCAGCAGAAAGGCCGGATGAGGATGTGTCGTATCCAGGCATGGATATAAGTCTCCGTTGTAAGCAGGTCAATGACCTGATGTTGATATTGGTTGGTCAGTTGTCCAGTCGTGGCATTATTTACCAGCTAGACTGACGCCCTTGTTTGTCACGAGGCGCAGAATGAGATTGAGTACAGCCATTGCTGTGGCAGCATAGGCAGCGTACTCTGGGTTGGCAGCAATGATATCACTACCTTGCACAGCCGCCAACAAAGCGACAGCACCGCCAACTAAGTTGGCCAGGATTGTCTTTGATGCGAAAATTGATTTCACGTTGTTGTCCTCCAGTTCGGGGATTGGTTTCGGTTGAGGTAGTGGCCGGGGCTGAGGCTTTTGTTCGGGTTTCAAATCGTCATAAGGACTACTCATCGTCGTCTGATTCCTTGTTTGAAGCCTCAGCAATGATTTTGCCTATTTCGTCACTTAACTCTAATAGGGTGTCCTCCCAACCGTCAAACTTGCCTTCAATCTTAACAGAGACGGCCAGGGCCATCCGTTGGCCCCATTTAATCAACGCTTCTTTGGAGAGCAGCTGATCGGCTTCGCGTTCAAGTTTCACGAGAGATGTCGTTATCTTGTCGGCTGTTTGCAAGAGTTGCGATAGAGCGCCTGAATTTGCAATCAGGCTGCCGGGGTCAACGACAAGAGCGAGTCGCGCGGCAATCAAAGCATTGATCGAGCCTAGATTTTCCCGGAGCAGCTGGATTTCTTCACCAGCTTGACAGTGCATCCTTGTCCGTTTCTCGAATTGTTCGAGTAGCCACTGCTTGCGGTTACCTTCGACATCTTCCGACTTGTACGAGCAGA